AAAAGTAATAAAGAAATGGAATAACGGATATAAACAAGTAAATAAATACGTATTGCAATTAGATATTTTAAGTGTATATTTGTGTTGTACGAGTGAACATTTAATAAAAACAGAATCAGGATGGATTCAAATATCGAAATTACAATCGGGGATGACGGTTTGCCTCAACAGTCTTTTAATGGAAAGACATATAAGCTCTATCAAGGAGAGAGGTATTTTTCAAGGGGATGCAAAAGAATGCACGTTTCCGTTTGGGAGGTCTATAATGGCAAAATTGAAAAGGGCTTTCATGTTCATCATAAGGACAAAAACAGATGGAATAATAAAATTGAAAACCTCGCTCTCAAAGAGCGTGCCATTCATCAAAGAGAACACTTTCAAGAAAGAAGAAAAGAAAATCCAGAGTTTTTCGTCAATCTACAAAAGATTGGAGAGCAAAAAGCAAGAGAGTGGCATGGTTCAGAAGAAGGTCGTGAGTGGCATAAAGTACATGCTAAAAACAATACTGCATTTGTTCACACAAAGGATATTGAAAGACAATGTGAATGTTGTGGTGGGAAATATATGTCTTGTATTCTTCAACAAAAAACAGCTAGGTTTTGTTCCAATAAATGCAAATCAAAATGGAGAAGGAAACAAGGGGTTGATTCGATTGAAAGGCAATGCGCCAATTGTAGCAAGTTATTCAAAACAAGCAAGTTCTCAAAAGCCACACATTGTTCTATCAAATGTGCAAAAAATAACAAAAAGTAGCGGATGGATGGAAGAAGTATATGATTTAACAGTAGAAGATTGCCATGAGTACTTTGCAAATGGCGTATTGGTTCATAATTGCATGGATGCGGTTAGGTATAGTGAGAGCGCAATAGGGCAATCGTTTTAGGATTATTTTAGAAAATATGCCAACTTTCCGCACGTTAACTCTCGATTTTGTAGGACTAATTTAATATTGTTATATTTCAAACAAAAGATTTTATCTTTGCAAAAAGACACCGTGAATCTACAACTGCAAAAGGATAAGGTATTTGAGGCTAAGATTGGGCTGATACCTAGAATCAAGTCTGCCTTATGGGGTGCTGATTCATTGAACGTGCAACAACTGTTTGTTCAGGAGTTGATGGAGTCACAAATAAGCCAGAACACTTTCCAATTACTTACAGGGTCGCACTCATTCAATCGTAAGTCATTAGATTACTTAATCGAATATGGTTATACACAGAACCCTATTGTTTTTGGCATAATCAACTCAATACTTTTCAAGCAGGAAAACATTCAATACCTCCCATACTGGAAAGGCAAACCGTACAAGTCAAAGACGTTCGATTTAGATTCAAACAAAGCGTTTTTTAATATACTAACAACTGGAACAGTCGTATTTTGGGATAGGGAAACGATAGGTTTTGGCAAACAGTTGGAAGTAATAGACACCATTAACCTACAAGAAAACTATTTCAGAGGATTTAATTACAAGTATCTTGAGAAAGGAATTTGGTATAATATACCCGAAGAGGATTTGTACTTCGTTACATTCCTAGACAATCCATGTAAGGCAAATGGATTAACGAATTTCGGACTTTCACCTTTACAGGCTGCTATAATGCCTGTAGAGGCATTACGTCAAATGTACACAGCCGATACTTCTTTGTTAAAAAATAAAGGTGGGGATGTTCTGATTAGTTCAGGGTCTGAGATGCCATTATTAGAGATTGAAAATTCAAAGTTTGACGAGTCAATAAACAAAAGAGTAAGGAAAAATGGAATTGGCTCTGTTGTAACCACAACTGCAAAAGTAGAAGTACACCAATTAGGACGTACAATTAAAGAGCTTGCATTATGGGATGGTTACAAAGTCAAGACTAGAGATATTTGTGTAGCCTTGAATTACCCTTCTACATTAGCAGGAGATACCGATGCAAGTACATTAGCCAATTATGAGCAAAGTCTTAAAGCAGCTTATACAGGGTGTGTTATTCCATTAGCAAAAAAGATATTCAATAATAATCGATTGCAGGAGCGTTTAGGTTACGAGGTGTTTATTGACACTTCACTAATTGACTGCTTACAAGAAGACCAAAAAGTAAGAGCCGAAAAAGCTAAGACTAATACCGATGCGATTATCAATTTAAACACACAAGTAAATTCAGGCAACATAAGCCGTGAAATTGCCGTTACTATCTTAGTGAATGAGTGGTCGTTTGATGAAGAGGAGGCGAACGCTGTAATTATCAATAAAGAAACTCAATCAATTTCAACGTCCGACAAGGTAAATGTACTTTCTCCAATCGTTGCAACAAAGGTACTCGAATCAATGACTACTGATGAACGTAGGGATTTGGTAGGATTAGGGCATATCGAAGGGGGCGAAACTATACCGCAGCCTAAACCCTCATTTTAGTGTAACCTTTTAATTTAATTATATGACTATTTTCGTATCAAACATTTCATTCAAAGTTTCAGAGTCGGAACTTAAAAGAGCATTCGAAGATTTTGGCGTTGTTAATTCATGCAAGTTGGTTTACGACAAGGATACTAAGAAGTCAAAAGGGTATGGATTTGTCGAGATGGAAGAAACAGAATCATTGAAAGCAATCAAAGGATTGGACGGTGTTTCATTGGGTGGTCGAGAATTGAAAGTAAAAGTTTCAGAGCCTAAGAATTAGATTTTTTGTAATTAATCGCAATTAATCTATATTTGTTTAAAATAAACTTTGTCGGATAGAAACCGACCAGTTTGAAAATGGAAAATTGCGTAAAGAAGTGCCTTGATGGTGCTGAAAAATGCTTAAATAATGTCACATCAAAAGATGTGGACAAAGAAGCCTTGGTAGAGTCTATCAAGGCTAAACGTGTTTGTGCAAATTCTAAAATGGTTACAAAATGAGGGTAGCTATTCCGACATTTAAAACACAAGCCGAGACGTTTGACTACCTACGTGCGAACAAAAAGAAGCTAATTGCCGAAAAGTGTTTGAAGCCTATCAAGCACGATTCTAGTTATGGAGTTCACAAGGTAGCTGTTTCTAAGTCGCACGCTCAAAAAGCAAGCGCACCTCTTCCAGTTGTAGAGATAGAGGATGGCGAAATTGCAGTTTCAATTATCGGTAATACGTTCAATTGGTGCGACTCACAAATGGACGTTCTATTTGCTGGATGTGCCACAAAGACAATCAAAGAGAACGGTGTAAAAGGAAAAGATTTAATCTACCATTTAAAAGATCATGACACTTGCACTGATGACAGGATAGGGTATCTGACCGACATCTACGAAAAGGATTTTGCCTTAACAGATTTGGGGTTAAACATGCAAGGGAATACAACATGTTTAGTTTTTGATTCTTTGGTCAAAGAAGCGTTGGCTGGTAAATTATACATCCAATACGTTGACAAAAAAGTTAAACAGCATTCAATCGGCTTGCAGTACGTGAAGATATTCATGTGCATAAACGACCCTAACGACTCAGAACATTTTGCCAACTGGAATAAATATTTTCAGTTCGTTATCAACAAAGAAGTAATTACCTCAGTCGGCTACTTTTGGGCGGTCACTGAAATAAAATTATACGAGGTTTCGGCAGTGCTTTGGGGTGCGAATGAGATAACACCAACATTAGAAGAAACTGAAAAAGAGATTGAGCCGATTAATGTCACTCAAAAAAAAGAGCCGCTATATAGCACTCAGGATGCAATCAATTTTATTAAGTCAAGAAAGTTTTTCAACAATTAAAACGTAAATAAATGTTAACACAGGAAGAAAAAGAAGCGTTAATAATCGAGCTTGGTTCTGGAGCTGCTAAAAAAGTAGAAGGAATCATAGCAGACCACAACGCAAAGCTATCTACGATTATCGAAGAGGCTAAAAAAAACAAAGGCGTTTCAGAAGATGACTTGAATCTTATCAAGGAATCACAAAATGAAGTTGCCGAGAAAATGGAGAAAGTTGCAAAGGCACAAGGTAAAGCACTTGCAGATTTGCAATCAGCAATTAATGTGGCTGGTGCGACTAAAGGCGATTCAATCGCTGAATTGCTATCTAAGCAAACAGAGCAATTGAAGGACGTGTACCGTAAAGGTCAAGGAACTGTTTCATTTGAGATTTTCCAAAACACGAAAGGTGAAACTTACATGCGCCCTCACGATGCCACTAAGGCTGCATATTCACATGGTACAGTTGACGACATAGACAACGGTGCGAACGTAGCCTCAATTGCACAAGCGTTGGATGCTGCTAGTATCTTGCGTATGGGTGCTGATGCTGAAATCGTTTCTCAATATAGAAACACTCCGTACATCTTCGATCTTTGCAACACAATCACAACTAGCAATAAATTTGCTATTTGGATGAACGAGTTGGACAAAGAAGGTGCAAGTGCAGAAGTTGCAGAAGGCGCTACCAAGCCATTGAGCCAATACTTCTACCAATTGAAATCAGATACCTACAAAAAAGAAGCAACTTTGCTTACTTTCACCGAGGAGTTTGATATGGACTTCACAAGATTACAACAACAAGCGGTTGTGTCTGCAAAAACAGACTTAACAAACCGTATCAACTCTGCAATTCAAACTCGTTTGTTTGCAGCAGCAACGGCTTACAATACAGGGGCAACTTTCGCACCGCTTATTTTGGATGCAACCCCAAATGATTTCGATGCGATTGCTGCAATGGCAGCACAAGCAGATTCGACTACATTTGGTTCGGCTCGTTCAAATGCTGCTTTGATGTCTGCATACAAGAAATATGCAATGGGATTAATCAAAGACACGCAAAAGAACTACCTGAACGCCCCAAGCGTGATTAACTCACTTGCGATGGTTGGTAATGCTGGAGTTGGTGCTGATGATGTGATTGTTGGAGACTTTAAACAATACAACATCTTGCTTCGTGGTGGCTTGATTATGAAGGTAGGATACAACGGTACCAACTTTGCTGAGAATAAATTCTCGGTCGTGTTGGAGCAATACTATTTCGACTATATCTCTAGCATCCGTGCGAAAGCGTTGGTGAAAGGTACTACGTTCGCAACTGTTAAGGAGGCTATTAAAACTGTTTAATGGCTGGTAAAAAAAATACTAATGGCTCTCCTGAAATAGTGG